GTTGTCTTCGGCGGCAACACGTCCAGCGTAAAATCGATCAGCTCGTTCGTTGTCGCGCGCCGGCCTGCAGTAAACGCCGTGCACAATTTAATTTCGCTGATCGGCAACGCTTTTCCGTTCGTGCGCACAACAGGATACTCAAACGCCAACTTCACCGCCTTCAACGACTCGGGCGGCGCTGGCGGAACAACTACCGGTGGCACGACAACGGGGGGCACAACCACCGGAGGCACAACCACCGGAGGAACAACGACTGGCGGAATCACAGGCGGCAACGGTTTCGGTTTCACATAACTGATGCGCTGCTTAGGCGCCACAACCTTCGTCGTGCATTTGCATTTTTCTGTCTGAGCCTTTGCCGCGTTGATCGCTTTCGCCTGATCCGCATACGCGTTGCCGATCTGCTTACCCTTGCTGTCCTCGATCTTGTATCCGCCCTCGGTAACAGGCGGTGCCGTGTCCGCGTAAACGTACGACGCTAAAAATACCAGCGCCAAAAGTGTAACCCACGTAAAAATTCGCATGATATGCTCTCCCAGTTATGCCAGCTTAGCTGCCAGCGCTTTTAAATCGTACTCAGCTTTTGGTGAATTAACAAACGCAACTGCTTCAATCGCCAGACTGACCAGCGTATTTTTATCCCACTCCTCGGCCCAGCTGGGCGGTTTATCCCAGTTGAAGCGTTCTACGCCGAGATGCACACATAAACCTACGCAATAGGTAAACAAATCCCACGCTTCATTGCGATACGATTTCGGATTTTTCCATCCGTCGTTTTCACGCCGCTCTACCGTCAGCTCTGCGTACACTTCATCGGGCGTCCAATCCGGGAACCGCACTAAGCCCTGGCCCTCATCCAAACAATCTAACATGCCGTTCAATTTATCCTTCAGCACGTTGACGTTCATCATCAACACGGGCACTTCGCCTTTCGCGTTTGCGTGACGGTTGCTGTTCGATGAACTGTCGGGGTAACTCACTCGGCAACGTGGCGCTGCTAAATTCGATTCACCCTTCAGCAGCAACAATCGTTTGTGGTGTCCCTTGCCTTCGTTGCGCAGACTTTTCCAGAACGTGTACGCGTTGCCGGTAACGCCCGCTTCCCTGTCGCCGATTCGCGTTGTCTTCTTAGACTTCGCGTAGCCGCCTGAGTCAACCGCCATCAACTTGATCGACATCACACGGCCGCTGTCGTCGCCGAGCGGATACGTCTTCAGTAGCACATCGTCAACGAGCAGCTTCCAATCTTGCGAATACGTCGCAGGCTTCACCCACAGATGTTCGCCGTCGTCATCCAGGCGCTTCGACTTCACGATGTCGAATCGATCGATCAGCGTAATGTCCATGCCGACGCCGACGCCGAACACTTGAACGACCCATTTGTTTTTCTGCGTGTCCGCCAGCGCCAACAAGAATCGCACGCCGTGCGGAACTACTTTCTCGCCGATGTCCTGCGCCCGTTCTTTCAGCGCTTCCGGCAGTCGTTCTGCTTCAGTGCCTTGCGGTCGATACGGATGCCCTTGGTCGGTGTTCACCGTCGACTTCAACGACTCCTGCGATCCTGTGCGCCGAAACTCTTCCATCGCTTTCAGATAATTCAACACCAGCGTCTTCCACGTGGCGAACGCTGCTGCGGTTCCTTTCAGCCAGAACGATGCGATGTCACTGCGAAACGGCGTGCCGTACACGTTGCCTTCGTCGTCGAATCGCAAGCCGTCGAGCAGCCATCGCCCCTGCTGATTCAGCTCGTCTTTCATGCCGTGCGTGATCGGTCGCCCCTTCGTCGTGAAGCAATGCGGGCAACGCATGTACGCTTGCTCTGCGCTCTCCAGCGTGTCGGCCGAATCAGGCCATGTGAGCAAATCGAAGTCGCCTTCAAAGTACAACTTGCAATGCGGACACGGCCAATACCAGCGTTGCCGATCACCGCGATTGTAGAGCGACAAGATGCCCTTGCACGGCGGCGCTTCGTGGCGGCTCTGCGGCATCCACTTCAAATCTTCAATCGTGAAACCGGGCGACGACTCCGCGAGCGTCATGCCGAACGAGCGGTACGTCGTCGTACGCTTACGGCCGAGATCGAACGGCGAACCTTCACCGTCGATGTTCTCGGGCATACGGTCGTAGTCGGTGAGCGCCACGCGCATGATCGGGCGACCCGACAACTCGTTGATCGCCGGCCATGACAACGTCAGCATGTTGCCCGACGTGTAGGTCTTGTCGAATGTGTTGTCCGCGTCGCGCCGGGCAACCAACCGTTCGCCTACGGGTTTAGAGTGTCGGTGCAGTCGGTCTACGCGACGACGGCTAGTATCCCGCGCTGCCGTATTACTCTTCTCGACGAACAACATGTCGGCCGGGTCGGCCATGACGCCGTACACGTGCCAGTTTAGGATCAGCTCTGTCTTGCCGGACTGCGCAGGCCCGCAGAATATAACCGCGTTGAGGTTGCGCCGCGTTAAGCTGTTCATCGGCTCGATGAGATACGGCGCCGTAGCGTTGTCCCATTTGCCGACGTAGCTACCGGGGTTGTCGATGTACCGCCATTTCTCGGCCGCTTCGCTGACAGTCATTCGCTCGGGCGGGCGCAGCACTTGCGCCGACTCGCGCGCGATGTCAATCAGCGCCGAATATTTCTTCGTCTGATCGCGTGTCGACATCTGTATCGCCTTCGATTAATGACCGGTGTAATTCATCCAACAATGCGTCCGACATAGTCGTTACCAACGACCGTTGCTTTTCCGACAACTCCGTCTTCGCTTCCAGCGTGTCCGCGAACAGCAGTATTCCTGTGCGGAGCTTTTTAAACACTTCAGCAAACACTTCGCGTACGTCGTCTGTCGGCCACAAGTCGCCCGCTTCCGCTTCGTACAGCTGACGGCTCCGTTGTCCGGCCCAATAGTCTTTTTGCAGCAGCGGTGGAAGATCGTTCGGCCGCAGCTGTTTGATATACTCGCCGAGATCGATGTTCGGCTCCACCAAATACTTTGCTGCGTCACGTATCGAGAATATATCGAAGCCGCCGCGCTTGCCGGTCGGTGTCACGTTGCGTATCAGTTTCGATACTTCTCGTTTGTCTTTTCCAAACAAGTCCGCGAGTACCGAAATGCTCACGCCGTCAAACAGCGCGCTCAGTAGCTCTTTGTCACGTGCTACGGACATGTAGCCGCTCCCTTACGATTTGATTGAGTGTGTCTGCGGGCAACGCGCGTAGCGTTTTCAAGTGCATCTGTATGTAGTCGGGCAATTCGCGTCCGCCTTTGCGATACGCCATGTACGAGCTGTACGCGACGCCCAGCACTTGGCACACCTCTGACGGGCGCCGCGCAAGATAGGTTTCGATGTCGAGTAGAGTTTGATTCATACATGCAGCTCGCGATTGCTGCGCATACGATATAGCGGTTATGCAATGCAGAAAAGCCCGCGCGAGGGCGAGCTGTTATCGTTGAAAAATAATTGCGGCTGTAACTCGATGATTGCTAACGCGGAAATATTTTAACATTTTGCGATGAAGCGCTTCGTGGCCTCGAATAGCTCGTTCTGCTGCGCGTCCTTCAGCGCTTGCACGACCATGACATCCTCTTCGATGGTGCCTGAGACGACCATAGTGTCCACGAACGTCGTACCCGTGGCCCTGGCACCGCCCAGGCGCTCGTTAAGCTGCAACCACAGCTCCAGGTCGTCGATAGGGCCGAACCACAGCAGCCGACGCCCTCCGAACTGGATATTGAGGCCGTGGGCGCCCTCGCGCGGCTGCATGAGCATTACGGGGACTAGACCGAGGTTCCAGTCGTCCTGGATCGTGTCGTCGTGCTCGCCGAACACTACGGCCTCGGGCAACACCTTGCGGATCGCCGCGAGGTCATGTTGAAACCAGTACACGATGATAACCGTCTCGCCCTGCAGCTCATCGACGTACTCGCGCAACGCTGTCAACTTCGCGTCATGCACCTTGTGCGTCAATTTCTCTTCGTCGTACACGCGACCGTTCGCGAGTTGCAGCAACTTCATGCGCACAATAGCCGCCGTGTCAGCGACGATGTCTTTACCGTCGAGCAATCGCACGATGAAATCTTTTTCCAATTTCTTATAGCGTCGCCAGTCTTCCGGCTCTAGCACCACGGGGACAGCGTTGTACAACGTCGGCGGAATATCCATGAAGTCTTTCGCCTGCAACGTGATGCAGATGTCTTTAATCGCTGCGAATATCCTGTCCGCTGCGCCGGGCTTCAACGTGTAGTGATATCCCGTGTAGTCGACATCGAAATATTCTTTCTTGTAATCCGTCATCGTTTTGCCGAGACGTTCGCCGCCATCGAGCAGGTACACTTGCGCCCATAGCCCTAGCAGTCCGTTCGGCGCTGGCGTTCCTGTCAGCTGCACCAATCGTTTCACGCGTTGCGCCACCAACCGAAGCGAACGCCAGCGCAGCGCTTTCTTGCCGTTGCGCAAGCCACTCGACTCGTCGTATATGATCAGATCGTAAGGCCAGAAATTCTTGCCCCAAAAATGCACCAGATACGCAAGGTTATCCTGGTTGATGATGTGTATGTCTGCGGGTCTTCGTGCTGCGCGGTAGCCCCACTCCAGCGTACGCTTCGCGGTGCCGATCTGCCGTTTAAACTTATTGATGCGCGCTACATCGCGCGGCGAATCATCACTGCTCAACGTCGCATCGAACCACGCGTCGGATAACTCCTGCTTTTTTCGCTCCCAGTGCGCGATGCGACGCTCGCCGCCTTTGTGGTGAATCACTTCGCCGGGTGCGGCGTTCCACAGCAGTTCATACCGTAGGTCTTGCGCGTAGTCCCACACGGCGAATTCATCGGGCCATGTTTTGCGCGCGACACGAAGCGGCGCCACGACGAGCGCCATATCCACCGCGAATCGATTGAACAGAATGGACAGCAGTTGCAACGACGCGCCGGTCTTGCCGAGGCCCATCGACATAAAGATCGCGCACTTGAGCGTGTCGAGCATAAATTCAGTGGCGAGGTTTTGCGCCTCGCGGAGATCGTCGGCCGTGCGCAGCTCAGTAGACATCGAACAGCACAACCGCTTCTTCAAAACTACTGATCACGTGCGAGGCGAACCCTTGTTTGATCAACTCCTGCCGGCGATGCTCCTGCAGTGGCTTAGGCTCCTCGTCATCGTCACGTTTGATCTCCATGAAAAATATTCGGCTCTTAGCCTTCGTGAAAAATCGATCGGCTTTACCGCGCTCGCCGGGACCCGCCCACTTATGCGGTGTCCAGCCTTTCGTCTTCGCGTATTTGCAAATGCGTTTTTCGAGATCACTTTCGCGCTGCTCAAACATCAGTCTTTCCTGTAGAACGGCGTTTCAAATCCGTGCGCCGATAAAGGTAGCCCCCGCATCCACGGTTGCTTGCGTGTCATACAATCTTCAAGCAGCGCGACCGTTAGGTAGTCGTCGTCGATGTCAGTCTCGACAACCAGTTCATCGTGCACGTGGCCGTCGATGATAAACCCTTCGCTGCGCGCCTCGATAATGCCGTTAGCCAGCACGTCGCGCGCAATCGCTTGGCACAGGTTCTCCGTCACCTTGCCACCGTGCGTCGGGATACGTCCCCAAAATTTCCGCTCGCCGTTATCTTCCATGCCCTCGTAGGTGACGGTCCATTTCGGTTCACCGTACGGCATATCGCGTAGTTCGATTTTCGGCCGCAAATAATGTAGGCACCGCCCTGAAGGCAATCGTGCGCGCAGGAAAGGCCCGGAGATATCGAAGCGGATATATCCGACCCACGTTTCCTGTTTCGAGTTGATCGTCTTTTTCATCGCGCGTTCTAAGTCGTACCAGAACGTCGGCACCTCGGGATAAATTTCGCGGAAGACTTGCACGCTTTTGTGCGACTCTTCTTTCGTGAGCTTGATGCCCATGTTTTCCGCGTAACCCCACAGGCCGGTCTTTTTCAAGTCGCCCGTTTTCTCGTCGATCTTTTCTTCGCCGCCGCTAAGTCGATAACCTGCGCCGAGTGCACCGGGCTTTGAATTATTACGTTCTTCTTTCGTCAGTTCATCGTACGGCTTCAGGTACACGTGCTGGCCGAACGCTTTGTAGATATCTTTTCCTTCGCGGAATACTTGCAACATCGAAGGGCAACGCGCGACCCATGCGAGCACGCACGCTTCGATTGCGGACAAGTCCGCCACCTTCAGTATTTTGCCTTCGGGTGCACGCACGGTGCCGCGAATCACCGCAGACAGCGCCGTCATAGGGTCGTCGTACAGATCGACGAGCCATTCGACATCTTTAAGGCGTATCGCCTCGATAATGTCGCGCAGCAGCACGGGGTCTTCCAAATGCTTCGGGGGTTTTTTCAGATTGTGATACTGCGGACCTCGACCGGCCCAGCGCAGCGTACGTGCAGCACCGCCATATTGAAAGGTGTTGCGCAGCCGATCATCCGCGCTTAAAAAATCGTAAACCGTTTCATATTTTTTAACTGACGTACGTTTCAACTGCGCCCGCAGCAACAGCGCTTCACGCGCGTCGTCAAACAGCCTTTCTTCACGCAGTGCTTTCGCCACTGTCTCTTTACGCATGTCGCCGTAGCTGTAGCCGCGCTGCAACACCCACGGCCGAAATTGCGGATCACTATTCGGGTTTTGCAAGCCGGTCAATTCACCGAGTCGCTGTCGCAGGCTCGCGGTTTCTTCCAACACCATGCTGCGCGCGTTTTCTACCATCAACCGATCTATCGGCCATCCGCGTTCGTTGATCTCCTGGTCGATGGCCCATACTTCCCATTCGTCATCGACAATTTCAAACCGGGACAGTCGGTGATTCGCGATGAATCGTTCGGTCTCTGTGTCCTGCACGTTGTAGCCGCAGTACCCGCGCCACTCTTCCGGGTGCGTCTGCGCGCTGCGCCATTCATACGGCATTTTCTTCGTAGGTTTTCGCGGCGCCATAAACAAGCGCATCAGTTTTTTGCCGCTCGCGAATTTCAACATCTCGGGCGGCAACCGCAGTACAGGGCCGAGTCTTTCGAGCGCGCCGGGCAGGCCCAGCATATACGCCCAGGCCATCGTGCAGCGCCATGATCGAGGATCGGTTTCGATGCCGAGGACACCGGCAGTAAGGGCGCGCTCGAAAGCCGCGTTGTGTGCGTGCTTGAGCACGTGAGGGTCGCGAATCGCTTCGATCAACTCGCGCGGGAAATCGTCTATGTCGTCTTCGGTCCACTGCTTAACGGGGTCGTCGTTAAACGCGTAGGAGACCATTTGAATCTGTGTACTGGGGTGCGCCGCATAGCGCGCGAGGCCGTGAACTTTTAAGTTCACTCTCGATTTTGTTTCGTAGTCGAAGTGGAGATGAGTGTCGAAGTGCATGGCTTATCGTCGTCTCAAAAGAACGCCCCGCTCTGCACACAAGGACACAGAGCGGGGCGGTGACACGCCTTGAGATGACGGGGAGAGTGAACGTGTCATCGTCAAGATAACGGGTCGGTCAGCGATTTACAATAGCCCGGCTCAACCTAAGCCGTCGTCATCGTCGCCGCCGAACTCGTCATCGCCACCCGCGTCCTCGAAATCGTCAAATTCCGATTCGTCGAATGTCTCGCCGAACGCTTCGCCGTAGCCGAGCACCTGAATTGCGCGAAGACCCATGCGCAGCGCTTGGCCGTTGTCGTCGTCTTGAATGTAGAAGTTCACCGTTGCGTTGCAATACACGCCCGCGTATACCTGCGGGCTATCTTTCGCCAGTGGAACTTTATTACGATCAGCAACCAACGGCGGACGATCCGCTTTCGACTTCGCGTTGACGAAATACATGCCGGCGTAGCCGCTGTACACTTCGCCGGAATCGCGATACGTACGCGTCTCGCCTTTGCCCCAGCATTCGACGATCAGCCTCGGCGGTCTGCCGCGCTCCCAGTACGCCGAAATCAAACGATCCTGCTCGGCTTTGATCGCTCGCAACACAGGCAAGTGCCCCGCATCTTTCGGATCGAGCAAAAAACTCGCCTGGAATTTCGGTGCTGACGGTTTCCCGGCGTTATCTTTGCCCGCCGACTTCGGTTCCCATACGTCGGGGTAGCTCAGTCGAACCTTCGGAAGTTTCAGCACAATGCCTTTCGGAAATTGCTTCTTTGCCATTTCAATTCTCCACAATCAGTCTATGAGTTAATCAAGATCATCAGCTTCATCGTCATCAAACGCATCAAGGTCGTCTATGAGCGGTTGATACACCGACCGCGAATCGCTTCGCGGCGCCAGTGTAGGTTTGCCCGGTGGCTTTGACAAGTAGTCGGCGAATTCCTTGCGGAGATCGGGCCGTAACTTTTTCTCAGCCTGCGCGGGCGTAATGAGTGATACTTCAAACACTTCATCTTTCGGTAAATGCTGCAACAAAAACTTTTTCGCTTTCACTTTGTCTTCATACGCGCGTCTGGAACCGCCTTCAACAATTTTCCAGTCCGGTATCGCTTCTTTGTCGCCCATCAACAACTCAAACGCGCGCAACTTCACTTTCGACAACCAATTCTTTACGAAACCGAGTTGACCCAGCACCAACGCCATTTCGTCGCGCGTTAGCATTTCAACCGGCTTACCTTTCTGCGCGTCGTCGAACGCATCGAAGTCGGCCGCTAGGATCGCGTCGTTCATTTGTTTTTGCGGCTTACACTGTCCCGACACGGGGCAGAACTGGCATTGTTTCTCGCCGGGGACAAGCCGGACGTTGTCGCCCATCGCTTCGGTCGCCACGTGCATGACTTCATCGCCGAACCGTAGCAGGTCTTCCAGGGTGCACTCCCATACGTCGTGATGCTGCAATCGCGGTTGACTCACGCGGACTAGCACACGCTCGATGGGGTACGTCCAACCCACGTCGAGATAAAACCCAAGGATATACGCCATGATCTGCTCGTTGCGCGCCGCGTACACCTTCACGCCCTGGCCGAACTTCAGATCGGTGCCGCATAGCGTCCAACCCCAAACCTCGTCGTAGTACACCGCCATGTGATCGGCCATGCCCTCTTGCTCGGGCAGCGGCAAAAACTCCGACAGCTTCACGCGGTGTTCGATGTAGTGCTCGCCGGGCAACTCCTGGCACCAGTCGACGTATTCTTGCACCGCGTCTGCCATCTCTTGTGACACGACGAACGTGTGCGGTTTCTTGCCGGGCAACGATAACGTGTCGCCGACGAAATATTCTGCACGGCAATCGCCGTCCAGCAGTGTGAGTTCAGCGAGGTAATGTCCGCGCTGCCCTTCGATTGTGTACTCGGTGTCTTTCGATCTCGCGCCGGTCTCGACGATAGCGCGTAGCGATCCGTTGCAGCGAAACAGTCGCGGATAGGTCGACGGCCCCAGCAATGAGTGTCCTGATGCGACTTGATATTCGCGCGCTGCTTTTAGCCAGTCGATGTCGGGCATTCACAACTCTGAAAAAGACTCGGCGCCGCGTAAGGGGTGAAAGCGCGGCGCCGAGTAAAGCACGGGTTATTTTTTAGCTTTGTTTGCCGCGAGTGTCAGCTTAACAGCGGTCTCGACGAGTTTCGCATAGTCGGCTTCGGCTACGGTGTCGACGCTGGTTGCTTTGTATTTCTTCAGCAGCTCTTGTGCTTTTTCGCGACTGGTCGCATCTTTGTACGCCACAACGGCAGCGCGCATATCCGCTTTGGTGATTACTACCGGATCATCGTCGAGGCCATCGCCGCCGAGATCATCGTTGAGATCGTCATCGCCGAGACCGTCGCCACCACCGAGTTCATCGTCGAGATTTTCAACGGGGTCGGCTGCGGGCTTGCCGGGTTTATTTCCGCCGCGTGGTTTCGTTTCGGTTTTTCCCGCTGCAGCGCCACCAGCGAGTTCGTTTGCTTTTTCCAGCGCGTCTGCTATTCGTACGAGGGTTGCTTCGAGGGTCATCGTCATCTCCAAATGTAAAATGAAATTTCAGTATGTTATTGCTAGGTCGCAACAGCGCGCCTATCATGGCCTCGCAAAATATTTCTGTCAACATCCGTGGAGTCTTATCGAATGCCCGTTGAAAAATTAAAACCGAATGGCACTGCATCTGCAAAACGACAAAAAGAATTACGACAATTTTTATTTTTGCTTTCGCAACACACGACGAAAAGTGGAACGCTTACGGCACTCGCCGGGGAGATAAACGTACAGAAGCACAGGCTGTCGAACTGGATAAAACAAGGTTACGTGCCGCCAGCTAACGCGGCGAAGCTGTTAAAACTGAAAGGCGTACGTGTAGACAACGAATTAATTGTGACGCTGGAACAGCTGACACCTATTTTGTTTTGATTTATCCAGGGGCGTGAAATGTCGAATGTCACCAGCATTAACAAGAAGTCAAAAGGTGCTGACCGTCGCTTGAAGTTCGCAGTAGGCGTGACGGTAACGAACCACAGAATAAAGAACGTCGAAATGAGCTGGGGCGAATTCGTAAAACGGGCAACTGTTCCCGTGCGTACGAAAGAAAAGCTCGCTGAATACCTGAAAATGCCATTGCAGACGCAGAACACGATTAAAGACGTGGGCTACGTGGTGCCGGGGCACTTCGAGAAAGGCATACGGAAGAAGTCAAACATCACGATGCGCGACTGCGTCATGCTCGATGTTGACCACGCGCCGCCCGATTATCTTGAAGACATCGAGATGACCTACGGCGACTACACCTACGCACTGCACTCCACGCACAAGCACCAACCGAATCTACCCCGGCTCCGCTTAGTATTCCCGCTCACACGCTCCGTTGACGAAGTCGAATACCTGGCTATCGCACGTAAACTCGCATCGCTCCTCAACATCGAGTGGTACGACGACACCACGTATCAGTTCTCGCGCGTGATGCACTGGCCGTCATGTGCCAGCGACAGCGAGTTCGTGCACGCATCGAATGATGGCAAGTGGGTCGACCCCACCGACATTCTGGCGATGTACAACGACTGGCGCGACGCGGCGCAATGGCCTGTATCGTCCAGACAGACGCAAGAGCTGCGGTTATCGGCTGTTAAAGCAGGGAACCCGGAAGAGAAAACCGGTGTAGTAGGTGCGTTCTGCCGTACGTACGACATCGTCACCGCCATCGAAGCGTTCATTCCCGATGCCTACACGCCGGGATCGAGCGAAGACCGACTAACGTATTCGCAGGGCAGCGCGCACAACGGCGCCGTGATATACGACGACGGGCTGTTCCTTTACAGCCACCACGAACACGATCCGTGTTCACTGCGACTCGTCAACGCATGGGACTTAGTACGCCTGCACAAATTCGGATCGCTCGATGTCGACGCAGACCGTGACATGCCGGTCAATCAACTGCCGTCGAGCGAAGCGATGTCCGCCTTCGCGCGCGAGATAGAACCGATCAAGGCCGAGTTGATGATTGAACGCCTGCAACTGGGCGACGACTTCGACGACATCGGCAACGAAATCCTTCCCGAACAGAGCGCCGAACTGGCCGATCTCGACAACGAGTTAGGCACCGCGCTGATCCCCGTTGAAAACGCCTGGGTAACGGCGCTGCGGGTCAACGACAAAGGCGGCATTACATCGTGCCTCACCAACCTTGAACTGATCCTGGAGAACGATCCGAAGCTGGCCGGCGCCGTCGCGCACAACCGCTTCACGTCGGAACTGCTGCAGATGCGCCCGATCCCGGACATGTGGCTCAAGATACCCGAGGGCGGCGCCCTGTGGAGCGATCTAGCCGAACTGAAGATCGCCGCGTACCTGGAGCGCCGTTACCGCATCACCTTCCCGATCACGACCGTCTACAACGCCTGCTGCACCATCGGCGACCGCCACGGCTTCAACCCGGTGACGAATTACCTCGACGCGTTGCCCTCGCATGACATGGAACCACGCCTGGACGACTTCTTTGTACGCGAGTTTGGCGCAACCGATTCGACGTACATACGCGCAGTCACACGCAAATTTTTCTGCGCGATGATCGCACGCGCGTACATGCCGGGCATCAAGTTCGATTACATGTTGGTGTTGGAAGGTATGGAAGGCATACGCAAATCGTCGTTCTACGAAGTGCTATCAGGCGGTCACTTCACCGACAGCTTGTCGTTCGGTATGGACCCTAAAGAAGTAGTAGAAGTCACACGTAACGCGTGGATCGCCGAAATCCCCGAGATGATCACGCGGTCAAACGCCGCAACGGAACACGTGAAAGCGTTTCTGTCGCGCCAGACAGACCGTGCACGACTCGCGTACGCACGCAACGCTGGCGACTTCAAACGTCAGTTCGTTATCGCAGGCTCCACCAACGAATCGACATACTTACGCTCGCTCACAGGCAACCGTCGTTTCTGGCCGGTGAATGGCGACGGCCGCGTGCTCGATCTGGAACGTATCGCGAGCTACCGCGATCAATTGTTCGCTGAAGCAAAAGAACGGTGGATCGACGGCGAAAAGCTGTGGCTCGACACGCAAGAGTTAGTAGAAGCCGCAGCGGAACAACAAACAGCGCGCATCGAACGCGACGACCTGGAAGGCTACATACTTGCGTGGCTCGACAAACCGATCAAGGCCGATCACTGGGACGTGCCGCTCGGGCAAGTCAACGAACTCGATCCGTTCGACGACGTGACGTTCGATGTCGAGCGCGACAGAGTGTGCGTCGCCGAGGTGTGGTGCGAGTGCTTGAACGAACCAATCGGGCGTCTCGGCAAACGGGAAGCAAACCGGATCGGAGACCTGCTGCGAAACCTGCCGGGATGGACCGCCGTCAGCACGATGCGCTTCGGTGTTCGCTACGGTCGGGCACGTGGTTTCGCTAAAGATGGATTGTCAACCGTCAACGATGACCTGTGAGTCAGTTGACAAACCGGGGGCTTAGCTAAGTCCCTGTTTCCCCTCTTGTTCTACTCTTTTGTCAACCAAGTCAACTAAGTCAACAATCAAAGATAAGGGTAAATGACTGTTGTTGACTACTGTACTGCTTCTATTTATATACCCTCCTTTTTCCACCATAGCACTCCTAGGGAAATACCCCTCTTTACGTTGACTTGGTTGACGAACCGCGTAAGCGATTGATCGGCTTGAAAAAAGCTTGTCAACTTACGTGTCAACGATCTGTTTTTGGCGTCAACCTACGCTGTCATTGGTAGACAAAAACCACGGGGTCACGCCGGGATCGAGGGGCTTTTACGCGCCGATCTGGTGTTTCAGCCTGGGGTCAGCTCGGGATCGAGGCTGTTTCCTGACGAGGGTTATGGACTTCGCCAAAAAATTTATGAGAACGAGGCTCCGCGCCCC